GAATTAGATATAATATATTGGGAATATATTGCAATGGGAAGTTACGCAAAAGGATATAAATTTAAATGGAATGATGAAAAATACGTAAACTATCAAAAGGAAAAAACAATAGATTACGTACACCAACTACAAAACCTTTACTTTGCATTAACAGGAGAAGAACTAACAATAAAAGAGTAATTAAAAAATAATGGATATATTTACAGAAAAAGATTACAAAGGAGAGTTCAACCTTAACTTAATGGAAAGAAACCATATAATAAAAATATCTAAATTAGTCAAACACAAAAGAAATACAACAGCTTTAATATTAGGAATAACAGAAAGAACCTTATATAATAAATTAGCTCAACATAATATAGAGAATGAATGTTCTAATTAACATAACAAGCTACGATAGAAAAGAAATGCTAGAGGAAACATTATCTCAATTAAAGGGATATGATGTTGTAGTATGGGATGATAATAGCAACTTTAGATTAACTGGAGATTTTTATTTTTATCAGTTTAGCAAAAACTACGGAAAGAAAAACGCTTGGAGAAAGTTTCAAAGAATATTTAACTTTATATTAAATGAATACGATTACGATTATTATATATTTATTCCCGATGATGTTGTGTTATGTAAAGACTTTGTAAAAAAATCAATAGAATTATACGAATCAATTTTGGATAATAGCAAGATTTGTTTATCTTTGTTGAGTGATGATAGAATTAAAGCCCCTTGTTGGACTAATCTACAACCAAAAATAAAGGGAGATGTTATATTATCACAATGGAATGACTTATGTTTTATAGCTGAAAGAAAGTTTTTTGAAGAAGTAAACATAAGATATATAAACCCAGATAGATGGGAAGGAGAAAAAAGATTAGGTAGTGGAGTAGGGGGGCAGATAAGTAGAAATTTATTAAGTAAAGGATATAATATGTACCACGCAAAAGACACACTTTGTGAACATCGCAAAGGTCATATTTCAAAGATGAACAACTATGCAGGTTTACGTAATTAACTTAAAGCACAGAAAGGATAGACTACAACATATTACAAAAGAATGTAATAAGGTTAAGTTAGATTTTAAATTATTTGAAGCAATAAACGGTAGGGAGAAATACCCAAATGTAGAAGGCAAGATAATGAAAGGTGCTTTAGGGTGTTATGAAAGTCATTTAGAAGTATTAAAACTAGCATTACAAGGAGAGGGACACGCTTTAATATTAGAAGATGATTGTGTATTTGGAGATAACTTTTGGGAAAACTTTACTAAGAGATTATGCGAACTACCAAAAGACTGGGATTTATTTTTTCTTGGTGGTTCTTTATTATGGGATAACACTATAAAAGACTATTCAGACCATTTAAAGATAGCTAATAATGTTTTATGCACACAATCTTATTTAGTAAATATTAACTCAATAGAGAAGCTAATAAAGCATTTAGAAAAAAGAGCCTACAAAGTAGATGTTCTTTATACAGAATTTCAAAAAGAAAATAATTGTTTTATATCATACCCAGAATTAACTTGGCAAAAAGCAGGGTATAGCGATTTAGTACAAATGGAAACTGATAACCAACATTTAAGATATGGTAAGTTGTAATTACGTAGGTAGGTTAGGTAATCAAATGTTTCAAGAGGCAGCCACAATAGGTTATGCTTTAAAACATAATATGCCTTATGAATTTAATTTACAAGGATTACCAATATATAAAGAGCCTTGTTTTGAGTATAGAGAAATTCCATATATGGAAAACCTTTGTTTAAGTGGTTACTTTCAAAGTGAAAAATATTTTAGCCATTGCAAAGAAGAAATAATAAAACACTTTACAAAGGATTGGAATAGAGAACAAATAAATAAAATTAGTATTCACGTAAGGCGTGGGGATTATTGTAATATAGAATGTCATCCAGTAGTTACTTTAGAGTATATTAAAAAAGCAGTTAAGTATTTTAAAGACTTAGGGTATAATGATTTTATAGTATTCACAGATGATAAACAATGGTGTAGTGAGAATTTACCTTTTGAAATATCAAACGGAAACGAAAGAGAAGATTTAGAATTAATGAGCCGTTGCGAACACAACATAATTAGTAATTCATCATTCAGTTGGTGGGGTGCTTGGTTAAATCCAACCCCTAATAAAATAGTAATAGCACCAGATAAGTGGTTTGCAGGAAGTAAAGAAAATGTTAATGTATCAGATTTATATTGTAAAGGATGGGTGGTTTTATAAATGAGCATATTATAAATATAAAAGGTGGTGGTTATTACTGGAAGCCTAAAAAGGACTGTGTTATTAAGAATAATAAAAAGACCTATTTATTTAGAGGGTATTGTGGTTATGTTTGTTTTAATAACTATAAAGTAGGTAAGGCTTATGAAACATATAAAGAAATACCAAAGGATGAGGTTAGTTTAAAGTTTTATAATTACTTCAACTCTAAAGAATATGAAATAATAAAAAAGAATTCTACTGGAGTAGCCACTGGTGTTTTTGGGTTTGAAAGATGGTTGGTAGAAAATGGCTGGGAAATAGGTAGTATAGGTTTTTTAAATGCTATGAACCCTTGTTTTAATATATTTGGAGATTCTTACTATAAAAAAAAAGATAAGATAATTATTAAGGGGGTTAAAAATATTTGTAGATATGATAGGTTTTACACAAAAAATGATAAGTTTGTTATAATACAATTTGGTGTTAATAATCATAATTTTTGTGTTAGTGTAGATAATGGTAGTACTTATATGTCTATGCCTATTACTGAAAAAGATTATGTTAAGTGCCTAAATAACGAATTAAATAAAATATGAATGTAGGAATATTAATAATAGCCACAGCAAGTTATACAAAGTTTGTACCAGCTTTAGAGGCTTCTATTAAGAAATATTTTTTAGTTAATCATAATGTTTTTATACATTATTTTTCTGATAAGATGATGGGATTTTATATGAAGCACGAGCCTTTTCCTTATCCTACGTTAATGAGATACCACCAATTCATAAAACAAAAAGATGTATTATCTAAAATGGATTACTTATTTTATTTAGATGCAGATATGTTAGTAGTTGGAGAAGTAGGAGATGAAATACTAGGAGATGGACTAACAGCAATAACACATCCATATTCAGAAAGCAGAAGCAAAAAAAATACTTACGAATTAAACGAAAAGTCAACAGCATATTTAGAAGATACTAATTTAATAAACCCTTATTGTTGTGGTGGTTTTCAAGGTGGTACAAGTGAGGCTTATTTAAAGATGTCAGAAGAAATAGCAAGCAGAGTAGATAAAGATAATAATAACGGAATAGTAGCAAGATGGCACGATGAAACACACTACAATAAATACTTAACAGAAGTAAGACCAAGTATTATATTAGGTAGAGATTATTGCACACCAGAGAAAGAGCAAAACGAGAATAGCAAAATATTAGCGCTTGATAAGAACCATAAACAAATAAGGGAATGATTAGCGTATTACTAGCAACAAGAAACCCTAACCCAACCTATTTTAAAGAGGCTGTTTTATCTGTATTAAATCAGACTTATAAAGATATAGAATTATTAATAGGCTTTAATGATTGTGAGATAATAATACCTAAAATAGAAGATTCTAGGATAAGGATATTTAAGTATAAAGAAGCAGGAAAGGGTAGAACATTAAACAAGTTATTAAAAGAAGCTAAAGGAGATTACATAGCTATCCAAGATGATGATGATATATGGATGTTAAATAAGTTAGAAATTCAATTACCTTATTTAGATGATTCAGATGTTGTTGGAAGTATGATAGAATATATTAATGAAGATGGAGAAGATTTAGGGATGCCAAAATTATTTATAAGCAATAATGATATAGTTGAAAAATCAAACAGAGGGATAAACCAAATAGCTAATACATCAGCTTTAATACGTAGAGAAGTATTAAATGGTTGGAATGAAGAAATAGATGGGATAGAAGATTTTGATTTATGGTTGTCATTAATGAAAAAAAATTGTACATTTATAAATGTTACTAATATATTGGTTCACCACAGAATACACGATAAAAGCAACTTTAATACAAAGACACACGATATAAAAGGATTACTAAAAAAGTATGGACTATAACGATATAAGAGTAAAACATTTAACAGAAAAAAGTAAAGATAGTGAGGCTTTTATTTATCCTCATTACATATTTAGTATTGAAAATTCGGTACATTTTAAAACATTAGTAAGTGGAGATTATAAAGACTACAACGAGCTTGTTAAAAACCAACCAGAGCATAGCGAAAAAATATATAAAGAATTACAAGAGGAATTTAGCTTATCAAAAATGCAACCAATCCAACTTGAGTGGAACGGAGAAATACAAAAATACCTTATTAACGATGGCTGCCATAGGATAGCCTTATTAAAATATAACGGAATAGATTTAAAAGATTGTTATTATGAAATTAGAGATTGAAAACGAACTAAAAAAAACAGTAGGTAAATACCACTACAACGGATGGAACAATAGAACAAATTATGGTTATCATTCTTACGATATTGGCGAGATACATATACAAGGGCAAAGAAACCCGAAGCAAAGACTTGATGAGATTAAAAAGTTTGTTGACTTTAAAGACAAAAGAGTATTAGACTTAGGATGTAATGTTGGTGCTATGTTACATCATTTACCAGAAATTAAATTAGGCGTTGGAATAGATTACGATGCAACTTGTATAGAGGCTGCAAATAATATAAGCGACATATTAGGGTTAAGAAATTTATCTTTTATCACATTAGACTTTGATAAGGAAAATTTTGAGATAACAAATGCTTATGATATTATATTTATATTAAGTATAGGAAGTTGGGTAAAGAATTGGAGAGAAATATATCAAAAGTGTTTAGATACTGGAGCAACTATAATATTAGAAACTAATAACGATGTAGAGGGTAAACCACAGTTAGAGTTTTTTAAAGATTGTAAAGTTGAATGTATTATAAACCACTCTAAAGATGATTGCACTAAAAATAACGGGCGTAAAACATATTTAATAAATGGATAAAATAAGTTTTAATATAGCCTCATTATCTGAAAGAGAAAGTAACTTAGTAAAAACTATTGATTCTATAATAGACCAAGTAGATGTAGTTAATTTATGCTTAAATAGCTATGAAGCTAATCCATACCCACACGAAAAAGTAAACGTAGTTTTTTCAGATAACCGTTATGGAGATGCTGGAAAATTTATGTTTTTAGAAGATTTTAAAGGGTATTATTTTACTGGGGATGATGATTTGATTTACCCACCAACATACGTTTATGATATGATTAAAGAAATAGATGATTGTTTTATAGTAACACACCACGCTAGAAGTTTTGATAAGTTTCCTATTAAATCTTACTATAAATCTCCAGCAATAAAACATAGGTGTTTAGGAGAAGAAAAAGAATTAAGAAATGTTCAATTTGGTGGAACAGGGGTAATGGGATTTCATACAGATTATTTTAAACCAAGTTTCGATATATTCAAAAGAGCAAATATGGCTGATATTTGGATAGGAATAGAAGCTCATAAACAAAATAAAATGATTTTAGCCTTACCACATTCAGAAGATTATTTTAAATACCAGCACGTTCCTAACACGATATATGAAGTAGAAGCTAATAATTGTGATTATCAAACAGAAATAGTAAATAAATATTTCAATAGTTAAATAAATTTTTATTATATTTGCAGTTAATCGTATAAAGTTATACGACACTATATAGATTTAATGGGTTTCTTCCAAAGAATTTTTAACATCAATCAAGGGTCTGAACAAAGAACACAGGCTCAAGATGATTTTGAGTCTGGCAAGTGGTACGATGCCTTTTTAGGTACTAATACAGCATCAGGTGTAAGGATAACAAAAGAGAACTCAATGGCTTTGAGTGGTGTTTATGCTGCTGTTACAGTTTATGCCAATGCAATATCATCTTTACCAATCCACATTATAAGAGAAAGTGGCAACACTAAAATAAAAGATAAATCACATCCTATTTATAAGCTGTTAGCAATGCAGCCTAATCAATTAATGACTTCATTTGTATGGAGGCAAATAATTATTCCTCATATACTTTTATGGGGTAATGCTTATTGTTTAATAGATTTTAAGAAAGGTGGTAATTATCGCCCTATATCTATTATGCCAATACACCCAAATAATATAGCAAAGGTTGAGATAGAAAAGGGGGTTTTAATGTACTACATTTTATTAGATGATGGCACAAAGATAAAAGCAGACCAATACCAAATGCTACACTTTAGAGGTAAAGGGAATAATGTAATAGGGCAAAGTGTAATAGACCACGCAAAAGATAACTTAGGTTCAGCAAAAGCCACAGAAGTATTTGGAGCATCATTCTTTAAGAACGGAGCAAACACAAACGGAGTATTAAGCACAGACCAAGTATTAAATGAGAAGTCATTTGAAAGATTATCTAAATCTTGGAATAAAAGACACGCAGGCTCAGAAAACAACCATAACACAGCAATATTAGAGGCGGGTTTAAAGTATCAGCAAATATCTATCCCCCCAGATTCAGCACAATTCTTAGAAACTAAAAGATTTTCTATTGAGGATATAGCAAGATGGTTTACATTACCACCACATATGATTGCAGACTTATCACACGCAACTTTCACTAATATAGATGCACAAGATTTAAACTTAGTAAAACATTCTATACTTCCATTAGTAACAAACATAGAACAAGAATTACATAGAAAACTATTTAGAGAACAAGAGAAATCAGAAGTTTATCCACAGTTTAATATGGAAGGACTTTTAAGGGGAGATATTAAAACAAGATACGAAGCACATAAGGTAGGAATACAAAACGGATTTTTAAGTGCTAATGATGTAAGAAAATTAGAAAATATGAATCCATATAAGGGTGGAGATACTTATTGGATGCAAACAAACACAGCTCCAATAGATGAAAAAGGCTCAAATCAAGCCGCAATAACTAAAAAAGATGAAAACACAGATAAAGAAACAATACAGAACACTTAACTTTGAGAGAGGAGAAGTAAACGAAGATGATAGAACGGTTGAATTGTCGTTCAGTTCAGAATTACCAGTAATGAGATACTTTGGTAATGAGATATTAGACCACAACCCTAAGAGCGTTGATTTGTCAAGATTGAATAATTCAGCAGCAGTATTAGAAGACCATAAAGGAGGGCAGATAGGAGTTGTTTTAGGCGCTAAGATAGAAAATGGTAGGGGAATGGCTAAAATTAAATTCTCACAAAGCCAAAGAGGACAAGAAATATATCAAGATGTTTTAGATGGTATAAGAAAGAATGTATCATTTGGGTATGAATTAAGAAACCTAACATTAGAAGAAGAAAAAGAAGGAGAAGCACCAACTTATAGAAGTACTGATTGGTCGCCTTATGAAATTTCTATTGTAGGAGTTCCAGCAGACCCAACAGTTGGAATAGGTCGTTCTAGTGATGAAGTAGTAGAATGTGAAGTACCAGAAAATTTTAGAGATTTAACAGTTAACGAAACAATATTGGAAGAAAAAGAAGAAACACCAAATAAAATTCCAAATTATCGAGAAAAAATACTAACTTTGAGAAAGATAAGTTTGAGACAACAAACTAAATAAATCGCTAGGTGGAGAAGCCTAGTACAATTATTTTATTAATGAGGTAAAGATGCCTCACACAAAAATTTAGATAATGAGTAAATATGATGTAAAAAAACTAAAAGACGAAAGAGGTCAGATAGTTGATGAAATGACATCCATAGCCGACAGAAACAGAGATAAGGCAGAATGGAACGCAGACGATTTAGTGAAATTTGATGAGTTAGCAGCACGAGATACTAACTTAGAAAAAAACATTAGACGTTTTGAAACTTTAAATGAGAAAGAATCTCAAGATGAAGAAAGAAACTTAGAGGTAGCTGAAAGAAGCCAAAAAGATATTGAGCAAGTATTAGGAGACCAAAAAAGAGAAGTAGAAGTTTATGACCGATATTTGAGAGATGCTTTAACAAATGAAGATAAGCAATTTATCAGAGCGCAAACAGTTACAACAACTGGTGGTGGTTATTTTATTCCAACTTCTTTAGCTTCTGAATACATTAAGTCTTTACAAGATTTCGGAGGGGTTAGAAGTGTTGCAAGAATTATACCAACAGCAACAGGGAATAACTTAGACTTTCCAACAAGTGATGATACAAGTAATTCAGCTTCTTTATTGTCTATTAATACTGGAGCAAGTGAATCAGCATTTACTTTAGGAACTAAACAAATGAATGCTTACAAGTACACAACTGGTAAGATTATTGTTCCTAACGAGTTAATTCAAGATTCTAGCTTTAATATTGAGCAATATGTAAGAGAATTGTTTGTTGAGAGAATGGCAAGAGGTACTAATACAGCTTATACAACTGGTACAGGTTCTGCTCAACCAGAAGGAGTAGTAACAGGTTCTAGCTTTGGTAAATTATCAGCAGCAAGTACAACAACTACTTTCTTAGAATTGTTAGACCTTAAACATTCAGTTGACCCAGCTTACAGAATGAATGGTTCTTGGATGTTTAACGACAACACTTTAAATAAATTAAAGCAAGTAGCTTTAGCAAGTGCTAATCAATCATTATGGCAACCAGGAGTTGTAGGTGGAGCGCCTTCAACTATTGATGGTGACCCATACACAGTTAATCAAGATATGGCAACTATGGCTGATTATACTAAATCTGTTCTTTATGGAGACTTTAAGAAATTCTACATTAGAGATGTAATGGATTTATCAATTAGACGTTCAGATGAAATTAATATGACTGCTGACCAAGTAGTATTTGTTGGATTCTTACGTACTGATTCTGGTTTAATGGACACTTCAGCTGTTAAACATATGCTACAAATTGTAACATAATAAATAAGTAACTTAACTTTAAGGGGTGGTGTCTATCACCACCCCTTTTTAATTTAAAGATATGAAAACAAAAAGAGTAGAAATGATTTGGGCTATGGTTTATGAAGATAAACCGTTACTTCCAACAAATGAGTATGATTTAGAAGAAGGATTAGCCAATAGATTAATTGCTAATGGAACTTGTAAGGAAGCAACAGAGCCACAAGAGGTGACAGACTTAAAAGAGCAGGTATCTAACCTTAAAATAAAGGTAGAGGAATTATCAGAAGAAAACAGCAACTTGAAAAAGGAACTTAAAAAGTTTAATAAGAAAAAATGAGTTATCAAATCACATCAGAACCAGCAGTAGAACCAGTAACGGTTGCAGAAGCAAGAGCGCATTTAAGATATGAGGGCGAATCTTACGATGATACTTACATAACAAGTATTATAAAAACGGCTAGGAGAATATGTGAGAATTACTGCAATAGAGTATTTATTACTCAAACGTGGAGGCAAAATGAGAACTCTTTTGGAGAAAAAATAGAATTAAAAGTATCTCCAGTACAAAGTGTAACAAGTGTAAAATACTATGATAGTTCTGAAACACAGCAAACATTATCTACTTCTAACTACCAAGTAGATTTATTAGATGATGTAAGTACTATTTACGAGGGTGTAAGCGCAGGATTTCCAACAACATCTACAAGCACTATTAATCCTATTGAGATTATTTATATATGTGGATATGGGGATGCCTCAACAGATATACCAGAGGATATAATACACGCTGTTAAATTAATGATTTCTCATTTATATGAGAATAGAGAAGGTGTTAATGTAAGTATGACAAACGCATCACAGATACCTTTACCAGATAATGTAAAACAGTTATTAGGATTTTATAGAGTAAAACATTTTGGCTAAGATATTAGTATTATTACCGATTTGGAAAAGAGAAAAGATAACTCTAATTTGTTTAGATAATCTAAAGAAGTTACAAAAGAGTTACGATATAGACGTTCTTTGTATAGTTAGTGAGCAATGGGCTAAAGTTGCTGCATTTGATAGGGGGTTTAAATATGTAAATGCTCCTAATGATTGTCTAGGAACTAAAATGAATATAGGAATAAGAGAAGCTGTTAAATATCCTTTTGACTATTTGATGAATTTAGGAGATGATGATATAATAACAGAAAGACTATTAAAAACTTATGAGCCTTATATGGAAAATGAAACTCCAATATTAGGAATAAGTAAAGTAACATTTTTAGATTCAGTAAGTAAAGAGGCTAAGAATTTTGATTATAAGATATTAATAGGAGCAGGAAGATGTATTAAAAGGGATATATTAGAAAGAGAATTAGAGAAAGGAGATATTTACGATAAGATTCAAGTAGGTTTAGATAATAACAGTATGAAGAAGTTTGAGAAGTATGTAGCTCATATAATAGATGTAGGCTTTGGATGTTTAATAGATATTAAAAGCGATGTTAACATTTGGGATTACAAGATATTATCAGGGGATGAGGTAACATTTGAAGAAGCAGTAAAAGAATTAGAAACAAAGCAAATAGATTCAATAGTTGATTTATGAAAAGTGGACGTTTAGATAAGAGAATAAACATAGAGGTAAAGTCAGAAGTTATAGGTGCTTCGGGTTTTAGGTCTTTGAGTTGGACTGTTCATAAAGCTTGTTGGGCTAGTTTTGTACATAAGACTGGAGGTGAAAATACAGATGATAAAAACCGTACTACATCAAGGATAGTAGAATTTAAAACAAGATGGTTTTCTACTGTAACAAATCAAATGAGAGTTTATTACAATGGAGATTATTATAAAATAGAGGACATAAAAGAAATACAAAGACAACAAGGAATGATTTTAATGTGTTCTAAATTACAGCAAACGTAATGGATGGGTTAAGCATAAAATTAGAAAATGGAGCTAAATTAGACCGTTTACTTTTAAAAGTAGAAAGGCAAAGTATAGCTAGTAGGCTTGTTAATTCATCATTAAAGAAAGGTGCTACCACCGTATCAAAAGAAATAAAGACAAAACTACCAAAAGATAAGGGAGAATTAAAAAGGTCTTTAAAAACTAAGCTAATGAAAAATAGCGATAGAAAAACATTTATGGCTGGTGTTTTCTTTAAATTTTCAAGAACTAAGGGGCAAAATGATGGAGAAGGTGCTTGGTATCATCATTTAGCTTTATTATCACATAAGACAAGGGGAGATGGATTTGTTAGAAATACAAACCCAGTACCAAGAGTAGTTAAGAAGTCAGAGCCAGCGGTAAGAAGAAGGATAGGCGAATCTTTAGCAGAAAAAATAGCCAGTCAAATACAAAAACAAATAGATAGTATATGATAGGAAAAGCAATATATAATTTACTTTCAAACGATGCAACTGTAAGTGGGTATGTATCTAA